AGTTTTTGAACTTTTATCAATGCCTTTCCTATAGATAAAAATGCAGTGGCACACACGATTCTAAATAGGGTTTTCCCTAAAAATTGAATAGTATCTTTTTTGTCTAATTCGTATTTCATCATATTCTTTCAAACAATAATAATTTTATGAGGAGTTTAAGAAGTTGTTCGGGTTTCTTAACTCAGATAACCAAGCTCATAATTAAACAGAGAAGAAACCCGAACGGAAACACTCTGCTTAATTAGTAGCTTAAATTTAAGACCGACACGTTGGCACATTTTAAAGAGGTGGTATCGGGTTGCTAGATACTTAATTTTACTTAAGATTGTAAACAAGTTACAAGCCGATTTTAAACGGCATATCATAATCGCGTAAAAAGAGTATACCACAACTTTATGCAGTTAATTCTTTATTTACAAGGTTACTTTTTAAATATACTATCCCGTTCCCTTCTTCGTAAAAGTGGTTCATGTTACTGCCCTCTAGGACGTGAATAGCCTTAAGCGTGCTTTCAACATCGTTAAAGCCTTTTGCTTCAATAACACCATCTTTTAGTGCTGCGTATGTTTCGCCTTGTAATTTTACTGTGTAGTTTGTTTTAGTCATTAGCATTTGTTTTCCTTAATTAATTTATTACAAAAATCACGCGCTACTTGAACATAATCTATTCTTTCAGGTCTATTTCTCATTCGGTACATACTCGCCTGAACCTTTTGGCATTCTAAGCAGATGTTTGTTATTTTGCCTCTGTTTATGTGAAATAGGGTTTCGGGCATGGTTCGTCCACAAGAATACGTTCCACGACATACCTTGGTCATCTCTTCCCCTTCAAGAACTCAGCTTGCATCTTCCTGGAGTCCTTTTCATCTAATGCTGGATATTTATCAACTTCTTTCGTTGCGTCTTTGCTTAGTTTAAACTGTTTATATTTTTCTCTTGTTGTTAGTTGTTTTTGTGTCATTTTTGAACCTTTGTTTTTTATAATAATTTTTTAATACTATTTGCAATTACATCATGCTTAAGTGTTAGATGTTTTAGTCTTATTGCGTGTTTTATAATTTTTTCAATCTTGCTAATGGCTTCATTTGAGTTTGTTATAAATTTGATATTCATGATGTATTCTCCACCCCCTAATTCATCAAGAATATATAAATCTTTCTTTGTGAATACTTTAAACATATCTTTATCAGTTAGTATTTTATAGTCCATATTCCCAAAAAATTCCCTATCGTTTGGAACTTTGTCTCTGTTTTCTTGCGAATACGTTGTCATTGAAGCATTAACACTGTATATCTTGTCATAAAAGGCTTTGGCTATAAATTGTGTATCTTTAAATAGTTCATCTACCTCAGCACCTTTAAAATGATTTGATACTTTAGCAACTCTATCAAGTGGTTTTAAATAATCATGTTCATCACCCATAAGCGCATTAAAAAATTCTTTGTACTGTTTAGGGTTAATTCCTTCCAAACAATCTTCTATCATGCCAACGGAAAATATATCTGAACTAATTTTAAGATTATCAATTATTGAATTAATTAATTGTGTTTTCATTTAATAATTTCCTTTCTTCTTGTTCTGCCATTATGTCTATCATCTGAGAAGCCGTAACCCCATCGATAGGTGTGTAATTACTTTTTTGATGAGACATATTTTGCTTTGGTTCAACAAGACCAACCCAGTTATTCATTATTGACTTATCAACCATATCTTGCTGTGATTGCATATTGTACTTACTAAACATATTTAAAAGCTTAGTAATAGGGGATATTGATTTGTATTTCTTGTGCGTAACCCATTCATTAAAAGCTACAAGATTAATATTTGTATACTCAGATAATTTCTGTTCAATTTGTAATTGTAAAGAAGAAGTAGGAGTTTTTTTCTTTCGTATGGTCTTCGTAACGAACTCGTTACACTCCTTATCTCTATCTTCTATCTTATTATCTCTATCTTCTATCTCTATCTTAGTAGACATTAAAATATTTAAATCTGAAATAACAGAACCATTCTTAAGAGCCTGTAAGGACTTTACTTTAACAAGTATGGCTTTGTGCCATATAAACGATATTTCTTCGTCTATGTCCTCGTGGTAGCTTCTAGGGTTACGTTTATCATCATAACCAAACGTAAGATATATCTTATGCTTAATTATCTTATGATTATGTGTTGAAGTTGTTTGAACACCACCGCCAGTAAAATCTTCTAATAAAAACTCAGACTTTGTTAATATTGTATTGTTTACAAGATTTAAAAGTTGTTCGTCTGTAAAACTCATTATATATCTCTTATTATGATGTTCATTTTTTCTTCTTCTGTTAAATTAGCATCAAAAGAGTTAGGCTTTTCAGAAGTTGCTTCCATAAGATATAGAAAGTTTTTTAACTCACTGTCTTCTTTGTTTACTCTACCATGTGCTAGTTTATGGCACCTCTCACAGTAAGCAGATAGGTCTGTTAATAATTCCATGCCTATTCTTTCATAAGTTTTGTGGTGAACTTCAAGAGGACGACTTTCGCCACAACCTTCACATTTACAAGATGCTCTTTTTATTACTAAAGCTTTCTTATTTTTCCAAGTTGTAGACAGTAGATAGTTTTTATATCTTTCTTCTTTTTTAATATTAAACAAAAAAGATTTATAGTTCTTTCTAATAATTTTTGCTTTTTCTTCAAAATTAAGACCTTCTAATAATGACTTGTCAGTTAAAGGTATTCTTTCTGACAAAGAAGTGTTTAATATTTCTATTACTTTTTTATACATGAGTATTCTTTCGACAATAATAATTTAAGGGGAGTTAGAAAAGATAGTCGGTCTTTTAACTCGGTAAAACCAAGCCCTTAATAAATAACAGAGACCGACTAAAGAACTGTTATTTATTAAAAGATTGTTAAAGACAGTATAGCATAATAAATATAATTCTGCTATAATTTTAACGCTCACTTAGAGCTAGCATTTCTCAATACTACGGGCAGAAGAAACTGAACCTTTTACTGCCCAGCCTTTCCTGACTTTTTCATAAAACATTTTTGATTCAACGGGCTTCTTGACCCTTTGTTTCATCATCCGTAATTTCTTTTAAAATACTGTTTGCAATTTGCTTAGTTATCATATACTCACTACTTGTTTCTGAAACGTGTTTTAAAATAAGTATTAGTTCCTCATATCGCACAGGTGTAAGTTTTAGAGTAATCATACAGATAACCTTGGGTAGTCGTGCAAAAGTCTTGCTAAGTCGCTTACGGTTGCGTTAGGGTTTAAAGATATAAGTATCTTGATAAGTGTTTTTTCTATTTCTGAATAAATCATAAGTTGAACCTTTTTTTTTATTTGTTGTTACTGAGCTGCTAACTCTCCAATTTCTTCATCCGGCATACAGTCCACGCTTAAAGAAACTTTTGCTTCAATTGCTGATACTTCAATGTCTTCTACGTTTTGATTATTGTCAATGCTTGTATTAATCCCTGCAATAACTTCACGACCTACTACTTTTAAAAGTTCAGGGGTTACTTCTGAAACTTCAACTTCTACGCTTACGCTTAATGTTACTTTTGCCATTATGGCCCCTTGTGTTTGTTTGAGCCAAAGACTCGGTTAGAACTTCCTAAGAAATCCTAGCTAACCTTTGTTTCTTTTGCCATGCTTTAGTATGGTTTGTGCCATAATCTTCTGCTTGTGTTAGAAGAACCTTTCTTTTATGTATCTTATCTTCACAGTAATAGCCCTCAAAGCGTTTTAATGTGCTTTTATAGTCTAAGGTAGTTGGAACTACTTTTATTGCTCTCACGCTCATTTTAAAGCCTTTAGTATTTCAATGTGTTTTTCCCATATTGGAGAAAATTTGTTGTACCTTGCATCTCTTTTATGTCTGTTTATTTTTGCTTGCAGATTTTTTATTGTTTCAGTCCTATCATATACGTTCACAAGGCACCCTTTTTCTTGTCTATAAGATATGGGAAGGGCATTTTTCAGAAGGTAATCCCATAACTGCTTATTGTTGATATTGTTTTTTGTGAAGGTCATTCAGCCCCTTTGATTTTAAAGTCTTTATAGATAAGTTTAGCCATTTCTTCAACATCAATGTTATAACTATAACGCTCTGTATAAACTTGTATTTCAAAGATAAGGTCATCATGGATATCTTCTTGTACTGTGGTTGGGATAAGTTGGTCTAAGAACATATCAACTACCGCTCTGTAAGTGTAGTTAAAGTTGGCTGTCGTGTCTTCAAGCTTGTCTTGGTGTGTGTTTAATGCTCTTGTTGCTATATATATTCCGTAATCTTCTATACTCATTTTTGAACCTTTATTTTTTGTTTACTAGTTTTTCCATATAATCTTTAATACTAATGCCTTCCTGTAAAGCCTTTAATTTAATTTGCTTGTGTGTTGATTCTTTAACTTGAAGCATTTTAAGTTTTTCCATGTGAACCCTTCTTTGTTTTGTTAAAGAAGTTTAACATTATAAACCTTAAAGAAAGTTAAACTTATTTAATAACCGTAGATTTATAATGCCCCACCCTATGATAGTCGCCTTTCATAGTAGAAGCCATAAAGAAAGTAAAAGAGATAATAAATACTGTGAGGATTGCTATTGTGAAGAGCGTGTCTTTTTCCCAATCAAACATACTCGGCTCTATTGAACCAACCTTTTTTAAATATAGAGAAAGAAGGCTTCTTAGCGATAAGGTCTTCATAGAATTGTTTTTCTACTTCATCAAATTTCATGTCGAATTCATCTTCATTAAAAGCGTTTAAAGCTCCTATTGTGATTCTGCCAACAAACCCATCTGCATCAACACCTGTAAGCTTCTGTGCTTTGCGTATAGCGTTTCTTGTACCTGAGTTACACGCGAATATAAAAAGCTCTGTGGCGGTGTTATCGCTGTGTACTTCATCAAGCCTCATTCTATCCCAAAACTTTTCTTTATAGAACTTCATAATCAATTCTGTTAAGTGGGTGTTTCGATAAAGTTCACGTGAGGCCATAGAGATATTACCTTCATCTCTTTGGATAGTATCTGACACTATGAACCAACCTAGCCAATTAGGATGCGCGTATTTGTATATCCCTGCAACCGTGTAGTCTCGTTCTGTTTTGTTTTTGTGAAGATAATTGCTAGGGCTATTAAACTCTAGCTTCATTAAAATCTCAAATGCTTTACTAAAATTGCTCAACTAAACCCTTTAAATATATAAAATGTTAATGCCCCTGCAATGTAAGTAGATAACATTAAGATAACACCTTTTTGATGATCGCTCATAAGTCTTCCTTCGTAACAGTTTATTTGACTGAGTTGAAGTTGTTCTTTTTCAGTCAAATCTAACCGTAAATTTTTATTAAAAGATATCCAAGAACAGATAAAACAGAAGTCGCTCCTATTAGGATTAAACCTGTTTTCAAAGTGCTTCCCTCAGCTTGTCTAATTTTAAGCTCAGTTGTTAGCTCTGTAATTTTATGGTCACGTATTTCTGTTATAACGTCCGACAATCCATTTCTTATTGTGTCTGATAGCTTTTTCAATTCGTCCTCGATTCCGTCCATGCGTTCTGAGCCTTTATCAAACTTAGACTCTACTATAACCTCAAACTTTTCTAATTCCGCGTAAAATAGTTTATCATTTTCTTGTAAATCTTTTATCACAGGAAGGTCTGAAAGTTGGTTAGTTAATTGTTCTTGTTGTGGTGTGAGCATTTATCGCCTTTATGAATGTTTATTTTTTCTTCGTTTCTAATTGATGTTTCTGTAAGTTTAGATATAAATTCCCATTGTTTCATGTTTTGTCTTTTTATATCTTCTTGCTCTGCTTTTATTATGTATACAGTTATCACAACCCCCGATAGTGTTAATACTAATGATACTATAAGAGGCGGTATAACTTTAGCAGAAACTTCTTCTAGCGTCACTACTTTTTACCAAACTTTGCAAGAATAGGCGCAGCGACTCCACCTGTATAATAAAGCGTAATTAGTGCTAAATAAGAATAGGCTACATATTGAACTACTTCTAAACTATTTAATACAGATACCATTTCCCAACAAATAGGATATTTTGCACCGAGTAAGGCAAGGGCTACTTCAAGAAAGAATAAGGGGATAAACATTCTTAAGATATAAATAGCTATTTGTCTTTGTGCTTTTTTAAATGGCTCAAATGCTCTAAGCAATTCTTTTTTCATGTCGGCGCGTTCTTGGTCGGTGTAGAAGGCATTGTCAATTATATCAAGCCCTTTGCTTATCGTATCGCCTTTTCCTAGTATTGAACTCCATATTCCCATCTTAAACCCTTTTTATCATATTTAACGGGTATCGAACCCAACACGCAATAGAAGCTATTGAGAAAATCAATAAGCCTCCTACGACTCTGTTTTTTATAAGACCTTTAGCAAACTTTGTTGAGTCGCAACCGCCTCGCTCATCGTCTTCGTCATCGTGAGCCTTGCAAATTTCGCTTATGTCAATTACTCTCCAAGGCTTCCATGATAGTTGCCACCTTGGGAAACGCTCGAAAAAACCTGTGCAATAATCCTTAGCCATTAAAAACTACGCTGTCTAAAATAGCTTGAAATTCTTCGTCTGTTGGAAGTGTTGCAATAGCTCTTACGGTTTCCCATACGTCAGCGTTCCATTGAATTATAGATATACAGAAAGCTTGATGTGGGTAGCTATTTACTGTTACATAAGTAGAACAGTTATGGATTGATCCAAACATTACATTATTGGCCTCATTATATTTTATAATTTCGGCTTGAATATGTGCATCGGTCATATTTACAAGGTTTGATTTTGCTTGTTTTAATAACTCTTCAGAAGTAGGTTCTAAAAGTAAGTTAAACTCTTCTTTTGTTATCTCTGTTAAATCATTATGCTTTGACAATATCGGGTCTACAAATAAATTTCCATTTGTGTTTTTATAGTATTTCATAATTCACCTTTATTTTAATTCTTCCCATTTACTTAATGTTCCATCACCCACAGTTGCTGAGTAGGTTTCTCCAGGAGGAACAATTAAACCCGCAATTGAAGTGCTTAGACTCACTATCGGAGTACTGTCAAATGTTTCCGCCCCAATAGTTACTGTTATTAGTGAGGTTGTATTAATATTACATTTAATAAATAGTTGTATTGGCATACCTTCGTTGTTAGTATATGCAACCCCTAATGCTCTATTTCCAGTTTCATTAACCCAAGATTGTTCAACCCCTAATTCATTACCCAAATACACTACATTTGTGCCATCGTTATATAGCTCAATGGATACATTAGGGCTAACAATGATTCCTGTCCCCCCACTTGTTTTAAAAGTTAAATCTTGAACTGTATTGTTTTGAGCAATAAAAGACTTTTGATTATCATCAACAATAATATTAGCTGCACCTGAAAGTACAACACTAGAATCAGTAATTACAATACGACCTTTTAAATTCTGGTCTGCTGTTAATGTATAGTCTGAATCAAGCGCAATATTATGTGTAACAGTTTGAAATCTCCATTGGTCTACAGTCCATAATGTAGTAGATAAAGGGTCATTACCTTGGTTGGCATCTTGGTTGGAAGAATATATAACACCATTACGCATAATTCTTGCATACTGCTGATAAGATACCGAGTTATCCCATTGAGAAACACCAGTACTTTTTAGGAATTGCATATATCTATACAATTCTTTAAAGATTGTGTTTATATGTCCAGACTTTGGGATTTCACTTGTTGCATATCCATCATCTTTTAAAGCAGTTGTTAATGCTAAAACATTGCTTCCATTTTCGTCAAATCCATCTTCTAAGGCAGGGTTATTAATAGCCAATTTGTATCCTTTTTATTTTTTACCAATCTGTAATAAATGGAGCTTCATCCCAAGGAGTAACATCCCATTGGAACGGTTGTCCTCCAGGAGCTGTTCCAAAGAAACCTTTTTTTACTGTTAGATTATCTATATCTTTAAGCAAAAACTCTAAAAGGTTCTTTTCAAACTGTGTTAAATCTTTGAGTATGATTATATCATAGGTGGAAGCTTTATTTATTATATAAGCCTTAGCGTTTACCATTGTTCCTATTGCTAAAGACCATTCGTCAATCGTTCCATTGAAAGTTGTACCGACTGCAAAAGCTTTTAATACTCTTGAGTACTCTTTATTAGTTAGTGGTCTTGATGTTTCACTTCCTGTTGTGAAGAACGGTATGCTATCCCATTCTGAAACGTCCCACGTCATAAATCCATCACCTGTCACGCCTATTTCAATAAGTGGTCTAGGGTATATTCCTAAAAGCTTTCCTAATTCGTTTAAAACTATTGTATTATCGCTTCCAAGGCTTTTTAAGTCTTTTATAATATCAACATCAGAAGAAAACTCATCAAAAATATTAGTCATAAATCTCAACACGTTTCTAAAGTTGTTACCATTCGCAAGTTTAGGCGTTATCCTAGATACTGCTAACTCTTGAAAAGTCATTATGAAACCGTTACATTTGAAAAGTTAGTTACAAAAAGTTCTTTAAATATTGAGAATAGATTAACCCCCGAGCCGTTAAGTAATACAGTTGCAGATTCTACTCCCTGAATCAAACATACACTTTGAACTTTTTGAATGATTAAATCTTCGCCAATTTTTAGACTATTAAAATAATCAATTACGTTCTGCTCTACGATACTATTACCTGTTGTCGTATCAAACTCTGAATTAGTGCTTAGTGTTATGCCCACGATTGTTAGTAGTTCAATAGGTCTATTGAAAGCAACTGTATAAATAAGTGAACTATCTATATCACTTGTGACCAACTGAGAAATATCACCAAAAGAAGGATTTCCAACACCCATGTATCTAAAAACAATCTTTGCTATTTCTGCATCATTTCCGCCTAATATAACGGGGCTGAAATTATGCGCAGGAACTCCATCAATAGGGGAGTTAGTATTATTATCTAAAATACTAATCTTTGCAATATTTGAAACTTCTGTTAAGGCTAATATCAATCCCTCTTTTAAGTTGTTCGTAAAAGGTGAGCCGATTTGCTGGAGTCTTGACCTTAGACTTGCATCGCTTTCGGTATCAAATCCTATTTCTGCATCTGTTTGATTTGTTGCGCTTGATATATCTACAATAGGGGCTTTTAAAGATATTGTTTCAGCCGGGCAAGTAACAAGTGTATTTAAAGAAGCAGCACTTACAAAAGCCTCACCTCCTGAAATAGTTACTTCATATTCACTTGCAAAGTCTTCATTGTTTTCACTACATACAAAAATAGTGCCTTCGGGAACAATGGTAGCGTCAACCCCTTCAAGTTTTACATATGCGATACTACTTTGAGTAGTTCTTCTTTTTTGATTTTTAATCTCTGCAATATTATCTAAGTTTCCATCAGTCGCAGAAGTTACGGTATTTTGAACAAAGGCATCTGCTATAACTTGCTGATTTCTTATATCCATTTCAGAAGTAATTGCAATTAGTTCACCTGCTGCGCTTGAAGGCGCAACATCAGCATCTCCTGTAATAGCTGTAAAGCTAGAAGTGTTTTTAATGATAGACTCTTGAATTGTTTCAATATTGACACCGTTTTCAGTAATTACTGCCATTATTAAATCCCTTGGCTAAAAGTTTGTGTAGCTTCATTTTCAGCTATCACAGTAAAACTAATTAAATAGTTTCTGTTTTCATTTATATCTATAAGAAAGTCTTGTATATCTCTAAAGTAAATTAATTTACTAATTTTATCATAATAAATACTTTCCAAAGTTGTTAAGTCAAACTCTTTACCTAGGATATCATCATAAGGCATACCTAAAGTCACATCATAAACAAATTCTGTGGTGTACGTATTTAAAAGTAAATCTACTTGCTGAAACAATAAATCTTCTTTTGCTATTAGTTTAGTTAAAGGTAAATTTATATCAAAATTGCCTTCTGTTTCTTCAA